GTCGACCGTGCCGCCGTCGAAGTGCGTGGCCTCGATGCTGACCGAGAGGCGGCCGCTCGCGACGCCCGCGGCCAGCTTCTCGTCCTCGAGTTCGGCCTCGTAGAGGACGCCGACCCCGGGCTCGAAGCCGGCTTTCGTGACCTCGCCGACGACGGCGTCGGAGTGGAGGGCTTTGATCTCGGCGCCCTCGAGCGTCGACGCGGCAGCGCGGAGCTCGTCCGGCTGCCACACCTTCGACTTCCGGGAGAGGCCGTGGGTGACGTCTCCGGCGCCGATGGCGACGCCGTTGATGACGTGGGTGTCATCGGCCTCCGTCTCGGCGAGGCCGGCGGTACGACTCGTGAACGTGGATTGGGTTTGCGTGGACATGGTTCTGAAGTCAGGAGTCCCCTACAGCACCGGGAGCACCGTACAGCGCCCCTGTGGGTGGGCTGGCGGGCGCAGCGGGTACTCTCCCGCCAGGTGGTCCGGATCGTCGGGGCCGGGCTCGAAGACGAACGTCCCGGTCCGCATCTCGCCGATCGGGATCTCCCGGCCGTCGAGCTGCTTGCAGATCGGGCAGACCCGCGTGTCGAGCGCGGTCGACCACTCGCCGTGCTGGACGGCGTCGACGCCCGCCCGCTCGTAGCGGTCGAGGCTGGCCTCCGTGTAGGCGTTCATCGTCTCCGTCCGCGCCAGGACCTCCGCCTGCGTGTGCTGGATGGTGCGGACCTCCTTCGTGAGCTCCGTGGCCATCTTCCGCGGGTTCCAGCCCTCCTCGAACCCGGTCAGCAGCGTCTCCCGGACCGGCTCGGCATTGTCGGCGCCGATGTCCTGGAGGTTTCGGTAGGTCCGCGTGAACAGCGTCCGGAGGCCCTCCCGCGGCGCCGGCATGTCGAACAGCGCGTCGATCAGCTCGGTGTCGTCGTCGCCCGGGAGCGAACCCACGCTCACGCCCTGCGTTCGGAGCCGGCTGCGAGCATCGCGCCAGGCCCGGTCGTAGGCGGCGCGGATGTACTCGGCCGTCCAGTGCTCGCCGTTCTCGACCTGGTTGGTCCGCAGCGGCTCGAGCAGCTCGTCGTCGAGCCGCCGGCGCAGCCAGTCCAGGAACGCCGACGTCTTCCGCCGGTCCGTGGTGAACCGGTAGACGTCGGGCGCGTCGTCAGGCAGGTCCTCCGGCAGCCGAGGGCCATCATCGGTGAGCCCGAAGACGTCGTACTCGTAGCCGGCCCACTCGCGGATCTCGCCGCGGATCCGTCGGAACCGGCGCCGGATGTCGCGAACGAACTCGTCTCGGAGGTCGTCAGCTGGGTCCGACATGGTCAGTCACCCGGGAGGAACGAGTCGCCCCGCCAGTAGTCGTAGCCCCCGAACACGTAGTCCATGAACGCCCCGCAGAACTGCTGGGGCGTCCGGACCGAGCCCCGCATCTCGCGCTCGCAGCCGTCGAAGTCCCCGCCCATCGACTGGAAGGCGTCGAGAGCGATGAGGCGCGCCGGGACGTCGGCCTTCCGCCAGGACTCGGGCGGCGACCAGCTCCCGCCCGCGAGCTCGGCGTCCTCGCCGGTCGGGCACTCGCCGTTCGCGATGGCGGCCGCCTCCTCCTCGTCGAGGCTGTCCACCGGCTCGACGTCGGCGTTGACCTCCGTGGCCTCGAGGTCGCTGGCCTTGAAGAAGCCGATGGGCGGGCCCGACGTCTCCGCGAGCGTGACCACGTACGTCGGGGAGTCGGCGCTCGCCTCGATCTCGTCGGGGACCCCCTCGGCGTCCTCGTCGATCGTCTTCGTCTCGGTGAGGACCTCGACGACCAGGCCCTTCCCCTCGGGCGTGTCGACGATGTCCTTGCCCGGCTCGTACTGGTTCGCGAGCTCGGCGGGCATCCCGCCGGCGCCCATCGCGCGCTCGAAGGCGTCGCGAACGCGGGGGTCGGACTCGTCGAGCGCGGCCAGGTCGGCGGTGCCCTCCTCGTCGAGGATCTCGTCCGGGTCCATGTCGAGGAACGTCTCGAGGATGACGCGCTTCGGGACGATCGTGTCGGCGCCGCCCTTCGGGCCCGCGGCCGTCGCGAGGCCGTCCATCAGCGTGCTGAACTCGCCGGCGTCGAACTCGTCGTCCTGGAGCGGGCTGGTCGCGTCGTCCGGCCGGATCTCCATCCCGACGTCGACGTCGATGCCGCCCTCGGCGTGGGCGTTGCCCTCGAGGAACTCCGTCGCCTTCAGCCGGAGGACCTTCTTGAAGTCGGCCTCGAGGCGCCGGCGCTCGCGGCGCAGCGCGTCGGCGTAGTCTTCCTGCTGCTCGCTCGTGATGTCGCGGTTGATGTCGCCGGCGAACCCGACGCGGTACAGCGGCGTCGGCATCGCGGCCAGGACGAACTCGATCTCCTGCTGGATCGTGTCGACGGCGTCGGGGACCTGGCCGTTCACCTCGGTCAGCTCGACCGGCGCGTTCGTCGCGGAGACGATCTCCGGGTCGTTCGGGTCGAGGTTGTCGCGGACCTTCTTGACGATCTTCTCCTCGTCGGTGTCGACGGCGGCGATGATGTTCGAGAAGGCCGCGTTCAGGACGGCCTGGTCGACGCGCTCGAGCTTCTTGCGCACGGCCTCGGCGCGGTCGACGACCGTCGCCGTGTCGGGCTGGCCGAACAGGCTGCCCGTGTCGGGGTCGTAGGCGCTGACCGTGATGTCGTCGAGGGCGAACGGGATCTCGTCCCGCTCGCTCGTCCCGAAGATGTCGTCGTACTGAGCGATGGCCGCGGTCTTCCCGGCCGGCGTCTCCGGCGCCTCGTCCCGGGAGTCGTCGAGGTCCTGGACGGCGACGCTCTCGAACTCGTTGACCTCGTCGTCGGGTCGGAGGACGATGCCCTTCCCGGAGCGCGTGTACGCCGTGACCGTCTCCACCTTGATGGGGCGGAGGCCCAGGACGCGCTCGCGCTTCTTCGGGTCGTCGTAGGCGTGCTCGACGATGGCGGTGCCCCGGCGGCCGCGCCGGTCCTTCACGACGGCGTCCAGGAGGTCGACGACGTCGGCGTCGAAGTCCCAGCCGTCGATGTAGCAGTCCGAGAGCCAGGCCTCGAGCGCGTCGTCGAGGTCCATCCCGGCGTACGTGTCGTCGCGGTAGTCCTGGGGGACCGTCGGCATCGACTCGTCGTCGGTGTAGACGGCGACCGCGACGCCGGGCTCGGTGACGTCCGAGGCGAAGTTCTGGACCGGGACGCGGACCAGGGGGTTCGACTCGTAGCAGTTCACCCAGTCGGTGACGTCCTCGTACGACGGCTCCTCGGTGTGCTCCTTCCGACCGACGACCGTCGCGCGCTCGTCGCGGGCCTGGGGGGAGGCCTCGTCGTCCTGCGAGGGCGCCAGGGCTGCCTCTTCTGGGACCTCCCGTCCGGACGCGGCATCACGCATTCAGGATCACTCCGCCCGGTTGAAGGCGATGACGTAGTCCCGATCGACCACGACCGGGTGATCGCCCTCCTCGGTGTGGAGCCGGAGCTCGTCCGGATGCTCCTCGACCCAGTCGATCCCGGTCCACTTCGTTTCTCGGCCCTGTGCGTCCGCGGCTTCTCCGGTCCACATGATGGTGACGTGCATGGTTACAGTACGACGATGTCGTCGGGACTGAGGTCCTGGTCGGTACACTCGGCGGCCCAGACCGCCTGCGCGGCGGCGTCCAGGTAGTCCGGCGAGTGACCGAGGCGCTCCTCGATGACGCTCTTCGAGTTCACGGTCACGACCTCGGCGCCGTGCTCGCCCCGACTGTTGAGCGTCTTCGTGTCGTTCTCGATGGTCCGGCCGCCGATGACCAGCTGGTCGCGAAGGTCGCGGTCCGCGTACTGGACGTCCTCGAGGACGTCGCCGAGCGCGGCGAGCGCCTCCGCCCGCTGGTCCTCGTAGTTGATCTGGCCGTAGGAGTTGCCGTCGGCGGTGCCCTCGGTGAGCGGCTTCTTGTCCGAGCCGAACCGGTAGACGTCGGGCCGGCGGTCGTCGAGGTAGCCCGCCAGGCCGGAGCCCTCGCCGGCGGCGTCGACGGCGACCGGGTGGCGGCGATCGCCACCGAGCCGGGAGTCGTCCATGATCTCCTGCTCCTGCTCGGGGTAGTCCGTGTTCTGGGCCGTGTACCGGACCGTGAACACGCCGGGCGACCAGTACGTGATCAGCACGGTCTCGTCCGAGCCCGGGCCGGCGACGTCGATCCCGGTGCCCAGCGGCTTCCGGGGCTCGACGGTGAGCGGATCCGTGTAGGCCTCTTTCGCCGTCCCGGCGCCGTACGGCCGATGGACGGACGCGCCCTCGGGCGGCATGATGCCGGCGCGGCGCCGGTACCAGCGCTTCGAGAGGTCCGCCCGGAAGTCGGGGTTGTCCTGGAGGTCGTCGTCGCGCTCGAAGACGAGGTCGCCGTCCTCGTCGAGCTTCGGCGCCGAGACCCGCAGCGCCGTCTCGATGCCGGGCCAGGGCGTGTTGTTGTGCTCGACCCAGTCGTCCTCGAGCTTGCTGATGCCCGCGATGCCGTCGATCTTCGGCGCGTCGATGTTCCCGAGCTCGGCCTGGACGTTGTGGGCGTCGAACGTCGAGAAGCGGATGACCTCCCAGTTCGGGTGGTCGTCCATCAGCGGGTAGATCGAGTTCGTCTCGTCCTCGGGCGGGTTCGCGATGAGGATGAGGCGGTCCCGATCGTCGGTCGCGAGTGACCGCATCGCCTCGATGACGTCCTCGTCGACGGCGGGCTTGTCAGCCTCCTCGATCATCGAGAGCGTGAAGGCGTTGTGGACACCCTCGAGCTCGCCGGCGTCCCTGGGGGAGGAGGCCTCGAAGAAGTGCTCGGGCTCGCCGTCGATCTCGATGCGCTCGGGCCGGCTCTTGTACTCGCCGGGGAGCGGGATCCGGGCGTCGCCGTGGAGGCTCTCGACGGGCTTGCAGTACGTCCGCTTCATCTTCCGCTCGGTCCCCGACGTCGCGAACGCCGCGGCGGGGTACCGGCAGAAGAGCCAGACGATGGTGATGGCCGCCAGGATGTAGCTCTTCCCGAGGGAGTTCGCGGAGACGACGAGCAGCTGCTTGTTCGCGGCGACGGCACGGCAGATCCGGCGCTGCGCCTCGCCGACCCGGATGCCGAGGTAGTCCTCGATGGCGTCCTCGATCCAGGTCTCGTCGCCGGCGTCGGCCCGCTGCGCGTAGTGGGCGGGGGGCTTCGGCGCGTCGACGTCGTCGGGCCCGCCGGCGCCGCGAACGCCGGGGGCGGAGTTACTCCTCGACATCGTCGTCAGTCATCGTTCTCGTGGTAGTCGCGAAGGTTCGACATGAAGGCCTCCTCGAGCCCCTCGTGGTTCACGGTGAGCTCGTCGTCGGGCGCGATGCCGAACGTGTCGCTGATCGACTCGTACCGACGGAGGAACCGCTCGTCGCCCGTCCGCCGGAACTGCTCCAGCGTGATCCCGGCGACCGTCCGAGCGAGGGCCTGCGCCGACTCCGGCTCCTCGAGGAGGTCCTCGGCCTGCCGGACGCGCTCGATCTCCTCCTCGGTGAGGAAGTCCTGGACGAACGAGTCCGAGTACGCCCCGTGTTTCGCCGCCCAGTCGTTGCCCTCGTGCTCGTCGCCCGAGCCGCCCGAGCCACCGTGGGAGCTGCAGC